CCTAACCCCCAGCCAGGTGACTTGGCTTATGCTAGGCAGCGGATGGCCGGTGATCCCAAAGCCTATGTGGAAGCAGTGGCCTATGGGCAGAAACTAAAGGCTGACCTGGATAGCCTGTGGGAAAAGATGGAAGCCCAGCAGAAGCAATCACAGGCTGAAATTGCTGTGCTTAAAAAGCATTGTGATGATAAGCAGATTGAATTGGAAGCAGCCAGGAAGGAAAAGGGTCTATTGATCCTAACCGGATTGGGTGCTGGGATGATTGCCTTGGGTGTCCTGCTTATGGCCTTTGGGCATTGGGTAGGGGTAGGCAAATTGTCTGCCGGTCTGGTGGTGCTAGGTGGGGTAATGACAGCTGCCCTGCCTTGGGTAATTGAAAGCAGTTATTTCCCTTGGATCATTGGGGTAACCCTTTCCATTGCAGCCTTGCAGGGTCTGCTGGCTATGGGTGTAAAAACCTACCGGTGGCTGAAGCCTGTGCCTGTCCAGGTGGATGTGACTGCTGGTGCAATAGTGAACCAATCTAACCACCCGGACAATGACAGCAGCCCTAACATTTGAAACAGTCACAGCTGATGAAGCAATGAAGCAGGGAATTATAGCAGCTGCACTAGGTGGGTCTGCTATGGTGGCCAGGCAGCTTCTGTCCACAGACCGGCCTAGTTTGGGCTACCTAGTTAGATCCGGTGTGGCTGCTATGGTGACTGCCTATTTCGTTAACTTTGCAGCTAAAGATTATGTGCAGTCTGAAAATCTGCGGGTGTGCATTTGTGGGATTGCTGGCTTTGCCAGCCCAGAAATCCTAAACTATGGGCTTAAATTTCTGGAAGCTAAGATGAAAGGCCAGGTGAAGGAAGCCCAAGGGAAATTGAGCAAGGCCAGCAAGTCACCTAAGAAAAAGAAACGCAAGTGATGGCAGACCAGGAACACAGACCCTATGGGATGCACCCAACCAATCTGCTTCTGGCTGTCATTGGTTGCACCATCATTACCGGTCTATGTTCCTTAACTGTTTACCTAACTGCTGACTTCATCCTAACCAGCATCCGGTCATCCAATGTAATGGCACTGCTCATAACGGACATACCTGGGCAAACCTTTGTGGCTGATGATAAGAACCTTGAGAGGAATTTGAACAGTGCCACCCAAGCCCTGCTGACTTGCAGGGATATAAGCCTAGCCTTGGGGGTGGGGTGCTGTATGATTGCAGCTGCCCTTGGCTGGAAAATGACAGGGCTGGGCGGATCATCTGCCAAAGGGTAACTAGGGCTTGCTTCCTGGGGTCTGGCTTGGCTTCCTAGGTGGGTATGAAGCCCAGCCCTAGGCCAACCATCAATGACCTAACTGCACTGCTTGGGAAGGCTAAGAAGGATAAGAAGAAGCCCCAAGCCATCCGGCTGGCCAAGGTGCTATGGTTGCGGAACAGGCAGGATGCTAGGCAATCCCTGCGGAAACCTAGGGTTTAGGTCATTATAAATCCCCCCGCCTGCTTATAATAGATAGCCTTACAAACTGTTTGACTGAGGGAAAGGCAGGGGCTAGTGTGCTGATGTTCCAAACAACCACCTATGAAAACTGCCTTAACCAAAGCCCTTGAAAAGATTGCTGCCAAAGCTAACCGGGAAGCCTTTAAGAAAATCAATTTAAAGCGGAAGAAGATGGGGCTTCCCCTTCTCACCTTTAATCCTTCTAGGAATTATTGGATTTGAAAACAATTTGACAACCCACCACTGACCATCAACCTAACACCTATGACAACCCGACCCACTGCCCCAGCCAACCGGTGTAATCTTAAAACCTGGACACCCGCCCAGCTGACCTATGCTGCACCCTTCTGGGTGGCTAAGGTGGAAGCTTGGCTGGTTGATGATGATGCCCTAATTGCACAATGCCCAGCCAACAGTCAGCTGCTGGTTGATGCCCTTGGCATTAAGAAGAAGCATAAGGAACAGCTTACCTTTTGGAAGCTAGTTATTTCTGACCGGATCTTTAGGGTGCTGCCTCATTCCCTGCGGACACATCACCGGAACGGAAGTGTTCAGACCCATAGGGGAACATCAGCCAGAAGGCACTGCACTGTAGGGAATTGGGATAAGGCTGCTGGCATCTGGGCTTAATCTTTACCTATGACCACACACACTATGAAAGCCCACACTACCACCCCCGCCAATCACAGGGCTGCCTATGACAAGCCCTTGACCAGCCAGGAATACAGCCAAGGCATTGATGGCCTAGTGCTTTTCTTCCTTACCATCCTTATCCCCATTGTGCTGGGGGTCAGCCTGTGTTCCCTGTTCACCAGCAAACGCAAGTGACACCTATGCTACCTATCAAACCTATGCTGGCCAGCAGCTGCCCTGCTGAATTCAAGGCGGGTAAGACTTGGGCTGTTGAACCCAAACTAGATGGCATCCGGGTAATGGTCACTGCCAACCCAAGCCAAGGCTGGGTCACTTACGAAACCAGAAATGGCAATGCCATCACCAGCCTAGGCAAACTAACCCCAGCCCTGCTGCGGATTGCCAAGCACCTTGGCCACACTGTCTGCCTAGACTGTGAAGCCCTTGCTATGGGTGACTTCTTCACCGGCATAGGTGAGCTGATGAAGAAGGCTGGGGAAGCGGATCTGGCTAGGCTTGCTGTGTTTGATGTGCCTATGGTGGAAGGCTGGACTGACTGTGAAGCAATGACCTATGAAGCCAGAAGGCTATTGCTTCAGACCCTGTTTGAAGAAGTGGGGACTGATGGCCTGGCAGCAGATGGCATCCGGCTAGTGCCGGTGTTTGAAACCTTAGACAGTGAAGCCATTGATCCGGAAACTTTGCTAGGCACTGCCATTGGCCTAGGCTGGGAAGGTGTGATGCTGAAGGATGTGCATAGCACCTACAGCCCTGGCAAACGCACTAAGGCTTGGATTAAGCTGAAGAATTGTGAAACCTATGACTGCACTATTATTGGCTTCAGCCCAGGCAAAGGCCGTTATGATGGTGCTGCCGGTGCTATGCTGGTGAACCACAAAGGCACAATGGTTGCAGTGGGGTCTGGCCTAGATGATGCCCTGCGGGTGGATCTTTATGATAACCCTGCCCTATACATTGGCAAGGTGGCTGAAGTGGCTTGCCAGCAGCTAACCCCTTCTGGGTCTATGCGTCACCCTGTGCTGGTCTGCATCCGGTGGGACAATTGACCAGGCTTGCCACCCAAACCCTTTTGATAACCCTATGAATTATAATCCACCCCCACCCCAAGTGCGTAAAGACTTTGCCACCTTCATCCTTCATAATCTTTTGCAGGAATTCTATTATTTCAATGACCGGATCTTATTTGGGGATATGACTGAAAAGGCTGTGCTGAAGAAAGCAAAGGACATTTTGGCTGATGAGCAGAAGCACTTGGCTTCCCTTGAAGGCTGCACTGAAGCTTGGCTGGATGCCCACATTGCCTATGGTGGTTTCCTAGCCCTAAGCTACCGGGTCACCTGGCAAGATGGGGAAGTGCAGAAGGGCTATGCTATGCCTGTCCGCAAATAACCTATGCCTAAAATCCTTATTGCCTGTGAATGTTCCGGTGCTGTCCGTGATGCCTTCATTGCCAAGGGCTTTGATGCCATAAGCTGTGACATTAAGCCTACTGAAAGCCCAGGACCACACTACCAGGGTGATGTGTTTGACCTAATCAGAAGCCAGCACTTTGATTTGATGATAGCCCACCCACCCTGCACCCATCTAGCTGTTAGTGGTGCTGCCCACTTTGCTAAGAAGATTGCAGATGGTAGGCAGCAAGCTGGCCTAGATTTTGTGCAGCGTTTGATGGATGCACCCATTGCCAGGATTGCCATTGAAAATCCCATTTCAGTAATCAGCTCAAAGATCCGGAAGCCAGACCAGATAATCCACCCTTGGATGTTTGGCCACCCTGTGACTAAGGCCACTTGCCTTTGGCTAAAGGATTTGCCTCAGCTTAATCCCACAAACATTGTGGATAAGGGTGGCTTTAAAACCTGGGTCTGCCCTAAGACCGGAAAGAATAA